GATATGAATATAAAATATACAAATATTTAGATTTGATGTCATGTAAACCCGAAGGTGAATATCCTAGAGTTTTGAGGTGGGGAGCTGAATTTGTAGAAATACCATATAAAAAAAGATCAGTTAAAAAGACGAAATGGGGCGAAAACCAATGGAAAGAAACAGAACATAGATATTATCCTGATGTTTACTATGAGTTAGAAAAATCAAATGGTGATATATCTAAAGTTTTAGCTGAAATAAAACCTTATTCTGAAACAAAAGAACCACAACTTCCAAAAAATACGACTAAGAAACAATTAGAAAGCTTCGAATATGCTATGAATATGTGGAATGCTAATATGTCTAAATGGACACAAGCTATAGAATATTCAAAAAATAGGGGATTGAAGTTTGTTGTGATATCTGAAAAGTATATTAATATGTTGAAAAATTAAAAGGGAGGTGAAATCTTTTTATCACCTTTTATTTCTCTATTGACTTTACTACATAAGGGTTGTAAGTTAGTATAATGATTTAACTCTAATAAATCCTTTTCATTTATAGAAGATGATATTGGTATTATATGGTCTATATCCCATCCATGTTTAAACTGCCCGTTATATAACCCCCTATTGTCCCATGACATCCAATCCTCAAACTTACTTTCTAAGTATTCCATGAAAAATTCAAATGAACACCCTAATATTTCAGTGGTTTTGGATTCTTTTATATAATTTTTATTATAGAATGAATTGTTTATAGAATTTCTGATATTAACGGATAATTTAAATAAAGGGTCATTATCTCTCCTATTTTTCAAATATAGATTTCTTTTTTCTTTATTATTATCTTGATAATTATTCTGATAATCTAACATCTTCTGTCTATTATCATAATAATATTCCCTCTGTCTATCCTTTATCCTTTCTTTATTATCATTATAGTATAATTTTGACTTCTCTAATATTTCTTCTCTATTTAGTCTATAATTTTCTCTATCTTTTGATCTTATTTTTTCTATATTAAGTTCCCTATATACCTTCTCACATGACCTACATGAGTATTTTAGACCATCCTTACTACGACTATATTTATTGAATTCAGTGATTTTTTTATTTGATTTACATTTACTGCACCTTTTCATAAGTTATATATAAAAAAGGAGGAAAGTCTTTTATATATATAACTCATAAAAATTATTACAATAGTTCATGGCAAGTTATAACCCATTAAACGGAAGTGGAGGAGAAATAGACAATCAAAATGTTCAAAATAAAGGATTAGTTAGCAATATGTTAAGAAATCTCTCTAATTGGGGGATGAAGTATGATGATATGATTTCAAAAAATAGGGTTGCTATTGGTGTTAATGAAGATCCTAATATGATGAAAGATACATCGATGTATGATTTCTTCTCACAAAGAGCTGTGGCATCAATGCTTAGCAGGAAATCTATACCATATTTAGATAGAAGTTATGCTGATAAGAGAAGAATATTAAGAGAATATTCTATTAAAGATGAAATTAAAGATTTTGTAACAAAAGTTTGTGATGAGTCAATAATATATGATGATGATGATGCATTTTGTAGACCTAAGCCTTTACCAGATGAATACTCACAGGAAATTAAAGATGCCTACATGGAAGCATTTGATAAAGTTTATAACTCTTATGGTTACAATGATGGTAAACTTGGTTGGGATAATTTTAGAACGTTTATAATTGATGGGTATCTATCTTTTGAAATCGTTTATGATGACAAACAACAAAATATTATAGGGTTTGAAAGGTTAGATCCAGCTACATTAGTTCCTGGTTATGAGCCTAGCGTTGGGTATATATGGATTCAATTCCCAGAAGATCCAACTTTAAGAAGAATTCTTTTAGATTCTCAGATAATTCACGTTTCATATGCATCAGGTGATGATTATACAGAAACAAGTTACGTAGAGGGGTTAATAAGACCATATAACCAATTAAAGATAATAGAACAAACACGTATCATGTTCAACATGATAAACGCTACTCACTATCAAAAATTCACTGTTCCTATCCAAGGTCTATCAAGACAAAGGGCAGAAGAACAAATATCTCAAATGATTGCTGATTATTCAGAGGAAATTGAATGGGATGATATGCTAGGGACAGTCCAAATAAATGGATCTAAACACCTACCATATAATAAACAAGTTTGGTTTCCCGAAGGAGAATCTGGAACACCAAATTTAGAGGTTGTTTCACCAGAGGGTCATGATTTAAATGAATCTGATATACTGACTTGGTTCTTTAATATTTTAAAAAGAGCTTCACAAATACCATTTACTCGTTTTGATAGAGATAATGGTGGTGGTAGTATCTATTCAGATGCATCTGAGATGACAAGAGATGAGGTTCAATTTGCTAATTTCATATCAAGACTTAGAACTGGGTTTAAAGAATCCCTAAATAAGCCACTTAAATTACAAATGCTTTTACAATTTCCTGAACTTAAAGATGATGATAAGTTTTTGAAAAGTATAGGTGTTGAATTTAATAGTAAAGAACTTTTCGAAGAATGGAAAAGATTAAATAATCTACAAAAAAGAACTGAGATAGCATCAAGTATGTTAGCATCTCTACAAGATAGTGAGGGTAATCCATATTTTCATATAGAATGGGTTGTCAAAAATATACTTAAATTATCAGAGGAAGATAAACAAGAAAACGAATCATTCTTCACTAAATACTCTAGTGGTAGCGGGGAAGAAGGCGAAGGAGGTGATGAAGGTGGTGACATGGATTTCGGTGGCGATGATGATTTCGGTGGTGGAGATGATGCTGGTGGCGATGATGATTTCGGTGGTGGAGATGATGCTGGTGGTGGTGATGCTGGTGGCGATGATGGTGGCGGAGATGAAGATTTCGACTTCTAAAAATAAACATATCTGTCCAATTCTTATATAAAATATATGAATTGGACAGAATATTTAGAATTATCAGAAAATATATTAGAAGCTGGTGATAATTTATCATGATGATTAAAAAGGTTATACATGATGATTGTTTCAATTATTTCGATGAAATAAAAGATAAATCAATAGATTTAATATGCGCAGATTTACCTTATGGGACGACTAAATGTAAATGGGATTCTACATTACCATTAGATGAATTATGGGTAGAGTATAAAAGGGTTATTAAAGATAATGGATGTATAGTACTTTTTGGGCAAACACCATTTGATAAGGTGTTAGGGTGTTCTAATCTTGGTATGTTAAAGTATGAATGGATATATGAAAAACCGCAAGCAACCGGATTTCTGAATGCTAAGAAAATGCCATTAAAAGCACATGAAAATATATTAGTTTTCTACAAAAAACCACCTACTTATAATCCACAAAAAACATACGGACATAAGCCAATTAATTCTTATACTAAAAAAGCTGATGTTCAAAATAAAACAGATGTATACGGAAAGGTAAGTAAAGATGTCAGTGGTGGTGGTGAAACTGAAAGGTATCCAAGAAGTGTCAAAGTTTTCAAATCTGATAAACAAAAGAATAAATTAAATGGGACTATTCATCCAACCCAAAAACCTTTAGATCTAATTAAATTTTTAGTAAAAACATATACAAATGAAAAGGATTTAGTACTTGATAATGTTGCAGGTAGTGGGACAACTGCTGTTGCTTGTGAGGAATTAAATAGAGGTTATATAGTTATTGAAAAAGAAAAGAAATATTATGATATAATTTTGAAAAGAATTGGATTACTTGAAAAATAATATTGAATGTTAATATATACTTTATGAAATATCTAAAAAGATCCAACTACTTTTTAAATCACGGCTACCTAAGTGAGTCTATGTTTTATGTTTCAGATGACTTCAAAGAAAAGATAAAAGGTATAGATTCTCCTATATCAAAAGAACTCTTATCTGTTGTTAACACTAATGTTAAACCAGATATGACCTTTGTTGATGTTGCAGACAAAGAGGGATTTGTTAAATTTTCACAAATAGAAACTGGATCAAAATCATTAAAAGATGAGCTTGTAGATGAAGAAACTGGTGATGTTTTTAAACTTGATTTTAAATCAGGTGATTGGTTTAATGAAAAGGGAGATAAAGTTGATTTAGAAATTGATACTGATAAATTTATAAATAATAACTTTGATCAAGTTAAAGGTGGAAACCAAGTTAAAATTGGTAAACTTATTAATAAAATCTTCCCAAGTAAATTTAAAGATAAGGAAATAGAAGAATTCGTGAACCTATTTAAATCAAAAACAAGTGAACTTAAAAATAATTTTAAGATTGTTAAAGGTTATGATATACCACGATGGTATAATTGTGATAGTTATTCAGAAGAGAAGGGTACTTTAGGGTCATCATGCATGAAAAATATGGATGATGATGTTTTTGATATTTATTCAGAAAATGAAAGTGTATGTGGGTTACTTATTTTAAAAGATGAGTATGATGACCTCTTAGGTAGAGCTCTTGTATGGAAAATTAAAATAAGTAATAGAGATTTAGATAGAAATCCAGAACTAAAAAGTGTTGAATATTTCATGGATAGGATTTATTCAATTAAAGATTCCGATCAAAATACCTTTATTGAATATGCTAATTCAAAAGGGTGGGCTTATAGAAGTAAGCAATCATATTCATATGATGATGGAATAATTTATAAAACTAATTTCTATAAAGTTATTATGGAAATTAGTTTGGAAAAAAGTATGTTTGAAGCGTACCCATATATGGATACATTTCAAAGTTTGAATCAATCTGATAACACATTAAGGAACACTAGTTTAGGTCCTATTATATTAGATACTACAGATGGTAGTATAGGTGAATGGTCAGACTACTATGATGAAAGAATACCAACAGATGATGGGGTTTATTCTGAAGCCCTTGATGATTTTTTATGGGCAGATAGATCAGTTTATATAGATCATTCTAATAATGGGCATGAAGGTTTATATCCAAATGACCATTATAATATTCTTTATGATGATATATCAGGTTTTCATATACATAGAGATGATGCTGTTTTTTCTGAATATACAGGTGAGTATTATTATTCAGAAAATGTGGTTAATGTTATATCAGGTATTAATAAAGGTAAAGTAACTGATGAATCATGGGTTCATGATGAAGAACCAGATTTTATCAATACATCTGAAATCTATGAATTCGAATGGTTTCAAAAGGTTAATAGTATTTATGGATGGGATGATTATGGTGGTATTATTGATTCTCATTTAACAAAAGATCATCAGGGGGATTATATACCTAAATTTTTAGAAGTGGAAACCTATAGTTTAGGAGATGATGAAAACGAAGAATGGTTAACCCTAACAGATTCTTTCTTATTAGGTAAAATAGGAGAAGATGAATATAATTCAAATAAATCCACTAATGATGACCTTGATAAAGAGTTATTATTTGATTACTTTGAAAGGGTTTGGGTTAGAGGGGATAATGATGCATATAAAGATATTTTAGATAAAGAATACTTTTATA